AACACACCAGCCATTTGTAAAGCACTAGCAACGTCTGAAGAGCAGATAATCATATTACCTTTTCCACGTCTTGTTCTTTGTGCGATAGTATTAGCATCTCTTTCCAATTGGAACATAAGGCCTTTAAATCTTTCAACAGACCATCTACCATTAGAGTCTGTGTCAAGGTCAAATATACCAGCGGTTGTTGTGTTAATAGCAGCGTGTGAGTTGTCGTTATCAGCAGCGCCGACTTCAGCAGTTCTGTAAACTGTTCTAACTACTTCTCTATTGATTTCAGCTAAGATTTCAGCAGATAAGATGTTTGATAATTCAGTTTCAGCGTCTAAACCATGGATTGCTTTTAAATCTTGTGCAAGTTCCATAGTATATTCTGCTTTAAGTGCTCTGCTTTTCGCAGTCACGGTTGATTTCTCAATTGAGAAAGCCATTTCAGCAAAACTGTTAGCAGCAGCGTCTCCAAGTGCCTCAGCGTAATCAGTCGTCATACCAGTACCAGCAGTATAGCCAGTAGATGTTCCGATTGAGTCGTTAAGTACAGCAGGGTTTTCGCCTGTGTGTGCAGGTCCAGTTTTATTGCTTACAGATGATCCAGCAGCATTTCTACCACTAAAGTCTGTATCAGCTTCGTCAAAAAGAGCTTCAGTTCCACCTTGTGTTGCGTATCTGCTTCTCATAGCAAATATCAAACCAGTTGGTCCTGACATTGGTTGTACGCCAGCAATATCGTAAGCGATAAGGTTAGGCATAGCTCTTCGTACTAAGCTAATTAAAATAGGATTCCAATTAGATACTGAACTACCAGTTGCGTTTGCAGGAGCTGCTTCACTTAAAAACTGAGCATCCTCTTTCAAACTTTTTTCTTGGTTTTCCAATATCATTGATGTAACGGCACGTTTATAGCTGTCCTTCACTTCGGGAAGATCAGGATGATCCAAAACGGGCTGCCACTTTTGTTGTATTGATTCAGATAAAAACATAATTCTATCTCTCCTTTTTTTAGTTAATTAACTAAACCCCTATCTATTTAAGATAAGGATTTTTCTTTGTTTTACTAATTGCAGCAGTATATGCAGCCATACTTTCCGATAAATTCGGAGAAGCATCATTGTCCGCTACTTCATTAGATTGTTTATCACTCGCTTCTGCTTTAGGGAAGTAAGAATCTTTTAAAGATTCTATACTTTTTCTAAAACTGTCTGCGTCCTTATATTCAATTCCTTCTGCTAAACCTTTAAGTTTTTCAGTTTCAGTTTCAGCAAGATCACTAGATACGTCATTTATAATTCCTTCTCTAGTAAATTCACCAACCTTCTGATTTAACTCAACGTTCTTTTCAATAGTTTTGTTATTTTCTTCTTTTAACTTTTCTATCTCAGCAGCTTGATTCTCAATAACATCATACTTCTCACTTGGAACATTGATGTAATGAGATTCAAATAATGTTTTAAGACCACCGATAAAATCTTCAGTAATCTCGGCTCTTAAACCTTTTTCTATCGCCAATTCGTTTTCTTTCATCCACTCCTCAACGACATAGTTTAGATATGCGTCAACTTTTTCTACGATTTCTGATTTAGTTTCTTCAACTCTCTCAGCAACTTTAGTTTCGTATTCGCCTTCTAATTTTTCAATTTCTTCAACAAGTTTTGCTTTTACAGCAGATTCGAAGATTGTAGCCGCTTTAGCTTTAAATTCTTCTGTAAGGTCTTCACCTTCAGTTAATGCTTTAACGTCTTCTTTCATATCAAGGTTTTTCACTTTATCTTTAGCAGTTTCGTTTTCTTTTTTAACTTCTTTTTCTTTTTCTGCTTCAGCAGCGTCTTCCTTGACTTCAGCTTTCTTCTCATCTTCTTTCTTGTCTTCAGTTTCTTTAACGTCTTCTTTTTTCTTTTCGTCAGAATCTTTTTCGTCAGATTCTTTAACGTCTTCTTTTTTCTTTTCGTCTTCTTTTTCGTCAGACTCTTTAGCGTCTTCTTTTTTCTTATCAATTGCTTTTTGCAAAGCAGCTGGAAGTTCGCCTTCTTTCACTGTTTCTTTTTCTTTATCATTTTCTTTTTTGTCTTCAGTTTCTTTTACTTCTTTTTCTTTTTCGTCTTTTTTCTCTTCCGCTTCTTTTACGATTGGATGTTCTTTGTCCTTAACTTTGTCAGCACTTGCTTTCAAAGATTCAGCACCTTTCTCATCTTTAGCATTTGTATCTGTTGTCGTATTTTCAGCTTTTAGAGATTTTCCTGCGGCGTCAGCTTGGCCTGCACTTTTTTGGTGTGGGTCACCTGTAATATGTTTGACCCCTTGTGCGAAATCCGATTTTGGATCACTTGGGTGCGTAACTGCTTTAGTCAACACTTGTTGAACAGTTGCAGCCAATGATTTGGGCGCTTCAGCTGGAACGGCGTTTCTTTTTGGCAAATCTGCCTGATTGTTAGCCATTGTTATTTTCTCCTTCTTTACTTTTACTTTTTAATTAATGCAATAGATCCACTACTCCTAACGGAAAGTGTCAATTACTATTTATAAAACTACAGCTTTTTAAGAAAAGACTCGAACACTTTAGCATTAATTTCTGCTCTATCGTTTCGTGCCTTTTGATCTGCTTGTAATTTTAATTCATTTATTTCTTGCTCTTTCAAAACGCCATTGTTCCAAATCCACTCTTTTCCTTCCATAATACCTTCTACAAAGGCATCAGGAGCTGATGGATCTGCGACTATATCAGCCGCTGTTGCAAGATAAAAATCGTCTTTGACTATGTTGGCAGTACCTGTTTGAATAAGTGTGCCCATTCCTCTACTTGAAACTCCAAGTGTTGCACCCTCATCTATTAAACTTTTCACTATTTTTCCATATGGGGTATCTAAAACTCGGGCTTCGCCTATAAAATTATTGCCTTCGGGATGTAGAGCTTTTATCATATGCGAAACTCTTTCTAGGTTAACGGTAGGACCGTCTGGATGGCCTAGTTCGCCAAATGCTCTATTCTTTTCTATGAACTCTCTATTATATCTATGAACTTCTTTTTGAAGAATCTCTTTAGGATAGATTCTTCCATTCTTATTTTTAACATCGGACTGTAAAAAAACACCTTTAATGGCGTAATTTTTTTTGCCATCTCGATCTTCTACAATGTATTTTGCTTGTGTAACTTCTTCGGTTATTAATCTCATTTGTATCTATCTCTAACTTCTCTTTATTATTTATACAAATAACTATCTAAAAACCACTAAAATCGTATAATTATCTCCATTTGCAAAGTTTTTAGTAGATAGTAAAACATCACCTGTTGGTGCTGTTGCGTTGTTTAATATCTCATTACCATCGGCACGTAAATCCCAAAACCCTTGACCAGACAACAAAACACCTGTAGCGTTTGTTGTACCATCCCATATTAATTCAACGGCAGACTTTGAATTGGATGTATTTACTGACCAAAATATTTTTGATATTTTACGATTACCGTCTTCAGTCATAAAAGTTGTTGCCGAAGCGTCAACCTTTTGTACTAAAGTTTCACCTGTGCCATCTGAATAATTGGTTAGTTTAACCGCATATTTGACACCTGTAGTATCTGTTAATACCTGTGTAGATACTGTATCAGCCATTATTAGTTACCAAAGCCGACTGATTTGATTAGTTCTAAATAAACAAAACCGTCTGTACCAGTTCCTGGTGTTAATATTATATCAGCGTCTGTAGCATCTCCAGGTTGTGTTGCACCGTTAGTGATAACGTGTGAATCAAAAGTACCTGTTGTACCGCCTGCAAGATCAATCGCCTCTACAACATTTGAACCAGTAAAAGTTATTGCCACTTCTGTGTCTAAAGACCAAGATACTTTTTTAATATCTAGTCTATCACCTGAAGCTTCTTTATTTGCTAATGCTGAAGCGTCAATAGTTACAGCTGAGCCATGACCATCAAAATTTATTAAAACTTTAGCACCATAAGCATTGTCTGTTAGAACTCTTTGTGTTACTGCCATTTCTATCTCCTTAAAATTGTTAATGTTTCTTTATCAAAATAATTCATTAAATCATCTTTACTCACACGAAATTTTTTTGCAGCTGCATTAACATTTTTTTCAAAATTTTTAATTACATCTGCGTCTTTATCCGCAGCTCTAAAAACCATATCTACAGCACGTTTCATTCTAGGAGTTAATTTATTATACTGCCTAGTACGCTTGTAGTCGTTTGCTTCAGTAATATGTTCTTTTATAAAACTACTGAGCCACTTCATCACTTGCTACCTCTGGTGCAGGAGTTTCAGCGGGCAAATCAGTACCTGTAAAAGGATTAGCTTCAGGTGCTTGTACACCTTGCTGTCCTGTGAATACAGATTTAGCCACATCAACTTTAGCATCATCCAAGGCACTAGAAACTTTATCAGCAAGAGCATTTTTAATGTCTTCTCCTGCTTGTTTACTGTCACCTTTTTCAAGTGAATTTACAAATTTGTTTAAATTTTCTTTACTCATATTATATATTTATCTCCTTATGTAGTGCTTTTATACGAATCTCTAGCTTTCGTTTCAGCGTCTTTAAAATCTTTTTTGTCTGCTTTTTGTTTAACGCTTATACTATCTTTTTGTTTTACTGTTGCCGTTTCTTTTTCTTTCCTAGGCCCAGCTGCCCCATTCGTTGTGCCAGGGACTGTTTCAGATTGCTCGGGCTCGGCACCTTCTTCTTCAATTTGCTTATCAATGTCGTTAATTTCTTGTTCATTTTGTTTTAATATTTTGGTTCTAATATACTCGTTAGAGAAATATTTACCAACGTATCCTTCTAATTGTTGTGCAAGTTGCACTCGTTCTCTCATCATTTCGCTTTGTTTTAACTCAGCAAAATATCCATCTTGTAAGAAAGTAAATGTAATATCTCCTTGCATTGCATCCCATTCTTCTGGCGCAATAACCCCTTTTAAGATTAATTGCGTTTTCAGTATGTCATGGAATAACATACAAAATTTCTTTCTTAAACGACCTACAAATTTAGTAAACTTAACTTCATCTCTACTAATTTCTGCAGCCCGACCAAGGTTAAAACCTTGACCACCTTCTAATCTACTAATTGGTATGTTTAATGAACGATATAATTTCTTTTGGAAATATTCTATATCAGCAATCTCACCCAAGTTTTGTCCACCTGGTAAAGTAGTAATTTCAGTTCCTCTCCCACCTTCTCTACGAGGTAACCAAAAGTCTTCTAACATACTCATATAATTTCTGTCATCTCTTATCTCACCTGTACTTGCGTCATATACAAGTTTGTTTCTATATCTAGCCATAACATCTCTTAAATATTGTTCAGCTTTGATTTTAGGTAAATTACCTACATCAATATAGAATATTCTTCTTTCAGGTGCTCTAGCAATTCTGTATATTACAACAGCGTCTTCAATCATTCTTAATTGATTGACAGGTTTAATTGCTTTGTGTAAATAAGATAAAACCTGATTTTTTTGTTGGTCTATAAGACCAGAAGGACAATAAGTAATAGCGTCTGTAGCTATTCTTAACCCACCTGCATTTGATGTAGAAGATGGATGTATTCCTCTTTCATTGAATATATAATATTCCTGAAATTTATTCTCAAAGGCAAACGAACTTGGCATACCGTCCGTTCTTTGTTTTCTTATTTCTCTAATTTTTTTGATCTTTCTAGGATCAATATATCTTAATTCTGATACACCAAGTCTTGGTGAATCTTTATCTATAATTTTGTGATAGTATAATCTACCGTCCACATACCATCTTCTAAAGATGTCGTGGCCTTTAATATCAAAATTTAATAACTTTAATACTTCAGCAAAAGAATCTCTTATTTTCTTTTTGATTGAATCACTATATTCTATTTTACTTAAATCTAATTGTACAGATTGTTGATTTTCATTTGATACAATTGCCTCAGATATTATATCCTCAATTGCAAGATCACACTCGGGATGGAGTGATACTTCTCTATATCTTCTAATTAAATCTAACTCATTACGAGCAGTAGCATCAAATCCTCCATAAGACGCAAAAAACCCACCAGCGGGGACGGTTTGTGTACCGTCTTCCGCTTGAGGTGGAACTATATTTTGTCTTGGATCGGTTGATGGACTTTTCAGTCGCTCTATCTTAAACCCAAACAGTTCAGCCATAATCTATTTTCTCCTATTACTATTAATACTTATAATGGTATTAAGTAGTAGTATTTGTTTCAAAGTATTGGTATCTATGAGTAGCAGTAAAACTTTCTATAGTATTATTGTCCCCATATGATAATGCAATATCATCTAAAGTTGTTGGAAACATTCCTCTAAATGTATATGATTTAATCACGTTACCGTTACGGTCTAATTGATCAACAAATGAGTCAACTTGATAATCTACAGGATTAACTAATCCTTCGTTATCTGACATATTGTTAATACCATTCAACCATCTTTCGTAAGCATTACGTATTAGGAAGTTAGTATCATTTAAAATAGTAGTAGTCCATGTAGCAAATGTTCTATCACCTGCAACATATAACTCCCTACCTCTAAATGGTACAGCTACTTCCGCAACTGTCATACCTGGCAAAGCTGTTGATGTAGTTAAGAAAGACATTGTTTCAGTCTCCCCACCTACAGCAGCAAATCCAGGGAAAGGCATAGTCACTCTAAATTGGTTAGCACGAGCGCCGCCGCCTCTTAATTTGGCTTTAAAATCATTTATATTTGGCATTTATTCCTCCTACGCTCCCACCACTTCTTCAAAAGCAACACCTGTTCTAGTCGCTACGAATTGTAGTTGTATAAAGTTAATTGATCTATTTGGTTTAACAAAAATGTCTGCCTTAAACTCATTTCTATCAATGACAGCAGCAGTATTATTTGAAGTATCACATACTACTAAAAAGTCTGTAACTCCACGTCTACCTTGTACATCTCTTAAAAATGGTTCAATTATATTTCTAAATTGTGCTCTAGTGAACTCATCATTGAACTCAAATAGTTGAAATTTAGAAGCAGTTGAGATTGCTTTTTCTAAAACGATAAACAATCTTCTAACATTTATTCTATCAAACGCTGACGGAGTAGATAATCCTGTTTTGTCTCCGAACAATACTGTTCCTTGACCTGGTAAAGTTACCACGGGATTGACTCTAGCTCTGTACAACTCATCTCTTTGTGTTTTGGCAGGGTTGAAAGCAAGTTTAACCGCCCCTCTAATTACTCCTCTGTTGAAACCAGCAGGTGAGAACCAAGAGTCTGCAATCATATCTGTTCTTGCAGCCAATCCAGCAATATCTCCATTCAATGGAACATATCTAAACACGTCATTGTATTTGTCGTAAGTATTTTTGTAACCACTGTCAAATACAACATATGAAGATGATCTAATACTATTAAAGAATGACTTAACATTACTTAATTGTGTACTAGAATTAGTCACGTTAACTACGTCTGATCTTTCAGGTGAACAAAATACAACAGCGTCTTTTCTATTTTCAGCAATTGTGATTAAGTTATCTACGTGAGTAGCGCCACCTTTTCCAGCGATGATTAAATTAACATCTACTGTATCAGCGTCATTATATTTTTCATATGCAGTTTTTAATTCAGCAGTTGTAGCTGTTGAACCATCTGCACCATCAACAAGTGATCTACTATATGGTGCTGTAAGAGCTGTGGAAGTTGTTCCACTAGCTGTACTGCCCCAATTTGAACCAGTTGCAATGTGATCCATCCAGTAAATGTATTGTGATTGATTATAAATTACATCTGGATAATAATTAACGCCACCTTGTGCTGTTTTAGCGTCAGAAGCTTTTGATACTGAATCATAAACTTCTAAAACTTCGCCAGCAGTACCTGTAATACCACCATCTTCATCTACAACTACAATGTGAAGTTCGTCATTTACTCCACTTCTTGTAGAAGTATATGTTGAAGTACCTGGTGCTTTATCTACTAGGTCATAATATTGCCATCTTCTTCTTACTTGTGAGCCATTTGCAACAGCTGTGTGTGTTCCGCCTGTACCTGAAGGGTGTCTTACGAAAGTTAAAGTGTTTGTTGAAACACCAGTAACTCTATATTCGTGCCCACCAGCTTCGCCGAAGTTAACAATATCACCTACATTAAAATCAGTTCCTGATGTTAATATGATAGTTGTATCTCCCACTGCTGTTGAAGAGTCGTTAGTTGTTGTTTTATTTGTTTCTTCGTAAGCCGTTGCACTCGGACACGTTGAAATCTTTAAGTTATTACCCCAAGCGCCTGCTGTTCTTGCAGCCCACTCGCCAACGGATGCTGAACCATCGTTATAAGGTCCTGTACTTCCGTCACCTGTAGAGTAATGTTCTGTATTTTTTATTCGCAAAGCTGTTCCGCTTGAAACAGCGTTTACACTTGAAGTGTTTGCAACTCGTACCACTTTTAAACTTGATGAATACTGTAGAAAACTAGCAGCACTAAAAAAGTATTCAAAGTTTGTAGAGTCAGGTTTACCAAATGTTTCTACCAATTCTTTTTCAGACGCAATAGATACTACTTCATCCATTGGGCCTTGTGAGAATTGTCCTGCAACAGCACCTATAGTAGTTGCTACTGCTGGTATAACGTTTGTTAAGTCTTTCTCTTGTACGAGAACACCTGGTGAAACTTGAAATGCCATATGTTTGTTCTCCTCTTAATATCTTATTAGCTAATAAGTATCATAAATCTCACTTATATTTATGAATAATATAATCTTTACAGGATTTCTCCCTTTCTTACTGTTACAGGTGTCCATTTCTCACCTTTATCATCTACAAATGAATCATCTTCTAATCCATCGTCCATAAATCCAAATGGTGCCATATCTTGTTCTATAGCGTGTGCTTGTTCTTCATATAATCTAGCACGTACATCTTGGTCTGTTAATTCTTTAAAATATCTTTGATTAGATAACCACGAAAATATAACTAAACACATAACCTAGTCATCATTTGTACCTTCTTCACCTGCCCATCCAGAACCTCGTCTAACAAATGTTGACAATTCTTGTATAATTTCAAAATCAGGTACAATAATCTTATCACTTTCTATAAGTGTTTTTAAGTTTCCACAACCTATTCTTTTTACTTGTTTTGTCATACGTACTCCTAATTGAGTACCTCTTTTAGAAAAACCACCACCTAATATTTGACCTGCTCTACCTTTCATCATACACATTAATAAGTTTCCATATTCTAATTCAAATTGTAAAGCGTCAGCAACTTGATGTCCTATATCATTTACTTCTACACAAACATAAGCATTATTATATTGCCTTCCTACTTTTTCTATTGTGTGAGGAAATAACAAAGGTTTTATTTCATTATCTCTAAATTTTGCTACTATCTTATAAGGCATTTTTGAAACATCAAATACAACAAAAGCAGAATAATCTCTTACAGTACCTCTAGCAACGTCAACTGTTATTACATAATCTTTTCCTTTCACAGGCCTTTCGTATAAATCTAATCCTGCATTTGAAACAATAGGTATATTGTGAGATAGTAATCTTATTTTTGATGGATTAATTAACGTATCAACCGAACCTACAAACTCACATTCAAACTCGGTAGCAAATTGTGCTTCACTTGTATTTCTTATTGTTTCTTGTTTCCATTTTTCATCTCTACCAGGTATTTCAGTCCAATGTACTTCTACAGGTATATAATCATTTCTTTTATGTATAGAATCATTCCAAAGTTTATAAAACATATTCATTCCATGTGGTGTAGATACAATCATTACTTTGGATTTTTTACCAGATGAAATTGTTGGATAAACTGAACTAAAAAATTGTTCAGATATATTGGCAGGTATGAAAGCAAACTCATCTAGGAATATAATATTAAATGATCCGCCCCTAATTGCACTTGAAGATGTTGCAGCTGCGAGTATTTTTGAACCATTTTCTAATTCAAGTGAACCTTTGTTCCAATTTAAAACACCTTGTTGTAACCAAGTAGGTAAATTTTCATATGCGAGTTGAAGTCTACCTAATAAATCTCTAGCAGTAGAACTCTTATTGGCTAATATTGCAACGTTTATATTATCATTAAAGATAACTTGATGTAATAGATAAGCGATGATTGTTGTTGATTTTCCAGATTGTCTTGGAAGTTTACAAATTGAAAAACGGTTATTATGAAAAGTATGAACCATTTTTTCCTGAAACTTGTACATATTAAAAGGTACTAAACCTTCATCAATACTTACAATTTTAATATATTTTGAAATAAAGTATGCAGGCTCTTCCATACATTTAGCAATTTCAATTACTTGTTGTTCAGTATATTCTTGCTTTGTATTGGCTTTAAATAGATTAGGATTTCCTAAATATGCTTCACTATTATATTTCATACATCCTCCTTAATCGTATTTTACTTCATCTTGCCAATCAGTCTTTTTAAAATCTTTATCTTCTTTTGCTAATCCGTTTTTGTTTTTATTCTTAAGCATTTTATGTAATTCTGCTGAAGAACCTACAAAAAGAGCTTGTTTAATATTAGCTGTAGTTTTATTAGGTACATCTTTTAATGTTTTAAGTTTACCTTGTAAATCTTGTAATTTGTCAACTGTATCAGCAACTTGTTTAATTAAATTACCTGCGACCTCATAAGCACGTGGGTGTTGACTCTCATTGGCAATATCTAATATACCTTGTATTGCGTCCTGTCCACGTTCTATAAGATTGTAATAATTTTCTCTACTGTATTTGTAATCATTATCCACATCTTCTTTGTCCTTATCTTCCAATCTAGGAACTGGTGGAGTAAATTCTTGTTTAACTACTGCTTTTGTAGCAGGCTTCTCTGGTGTGATACCTAGAGCCTCATTTATTTTGTCGTCTATTGTCATATTGTTCCAAATTATTCAGCACTATCATATGTTGTTATTGTTGTTGTAAATCCAAAATCATCATCAGCGTCAGCAGAAGTTGGATCTGGAACGACCACAATTCGTTCCTCTTTCTTTTCTGTTGTAGTTGTATCTGTATATACATCCGAAATAGCTTCTTTAATAACTTTGCTAGAGTATATAGGTCCATACAAATAAGTTTTTGCAGTAAATCCTAAAGTATAATTTACAGCACGTCTGTTTGTATAACTACCATCGTAAGTATCTTCGTAAGTAACACTATTTAGTGTAATCGGTACATCTCTTTTAATTCCCATACTTGGGATTACGTTTATTGTAACTGTATAGTCTGGTTGAAAGTAAGGTAATATTTGTTCAACAATTTGTAAACCACCTTCAGCAGTTGCTGTAAAACAGTATAAACTAAAACTAATATTATATGGAACAGGATTATATTGATAATACATTTTATTAGCGTCTGTAGTATTAACTGCTTTAAACTTTCCTACTCTTTGTAACTTACGAGTAGCGTCATATGTAATACCTGATATTTCAAATCCCATTCTAGGCAACGTAATAGCCATTTCTCTTTTTTCTAAACTAGGCTGTTGCTCTAATCTTGTTAAAAACTTTTCTTTAGGTGAATATGCTAAAGGCACTTTAATTTTTTGTACAACATCGCCTTCGCTATTTGTTCTATGAATAACAATATTATTAAATATTGTACCAAATGATACAACAACTTTTCTTAATGACTCGTGGTAAAATCGTCTTCCAAACATTAAATACTCTCCTCATCTACTTCACCAAATGGGTTTCTTTCAGTAAAGTCTAATATATCATCATCTGTACTTGCTGTACCGAAACCTGCGTCTGATTCATATGTATCATTGTCAGCATAATCTCTTGTTTGAGTTGCTAAATTAAATGTATCACTTTCTAATATTAAATAATCCATATTACCTAAAACGGAATCTGTACTTTCTAATAATGTTCCACCACCAGTTTCTAATAATGCTTGATGTTGTAATAAATCTATAGATAAATCTTTTTCTGCGTCACTAATTTCAGGTATAGCACCAGAAAGTTTTTCTGAACTGTACTCAAATTTAGTTGTTCTTAATTTATAAACTGGTAAATTTCCTAATTGGAAGAATGGCTCTTGGTCTTCAACAAACTGTATCTCAAAAAAACTATTCATCAAAGGAACATATATTAAATCTCCTTCGTTAGGTCTTCCTTCTTTAATTAATGTAGCTGAACTATCAACTTGATTTTGCCAACGTCTTTTTGAAATCATAAACGTTGTATCATCTCTTATTTCTAAACCAAATTTAGAAACTAACTCCTGCTCACCTGCAAATCCATCAGTTGTCTCCATATACATTTCAAGTAAATAAGAATCATCAAATTTAGAAAGAGTATCCTCTCCTAAAATTAAATCCTGATTGACAATTGTTCTTGGTAAATAGTAGCAGTCGTGGCCGTAAATCTTTAAGCCTTCTATAATTATATCTTCGTGTAATCTTTTCTCTGCTTCATTACCGATTCCATCGCCGCCTTGAAAGTAGTGATTGACTGGCATAGCATTATCCTATCATATAAGTTACAGGCGTTTCGTATGTGCCTCTTATTTCATCTTCTAATTTTTTAACATCCTCTAATGCTTCTGAATATATTTGTTGACCATTTAATGATACGCCACCGATCATAGCCACACCATTAAATTTTGATAGGTTTGCACCCCATTGTTTTTTAAACAAAGCAGTTGTATATCTTTTCAAATAAATATCATTATAAACATCTGTAAATGTTGTTGGGTCTAATTTTCTAAAACACTCAATAACAAGAAACTCACCTACAGATATGTCTGTTTTCCAATCCATATCTACAAAAAGTTTATTATTATATTGATTAAATCTTATAGGTTTCTCTCCTACTAGAATATGGTCTAAAAAATCTAAATGTCTTAATACCATATCATAATGTATAATTGATGTTGAAGAAAAATCGTAAAGGTCGTTTAATCTTAATTGGTATCTTATATCAAATAAGTTTTGATTACCTCTATTAGAAAGAGGAAAGATTCTAGTTACTGCTAATACAGCTTCTGGTACTACTATAAAATTATTTTGTTCGGTCCATGCAGTAGTTACTGAATTTTTAGTAATTGTTGTAGCAGTATCTCCTGTTGGAGTTTTTATTCTATCTACATCTGCTTGGGTAACTTCGTATTTAAGATAAGTACGCTCTACACCATCGTAATGATATTGAGCAAAGTATTGTAAGGCTTCATCTAATCTATCTTCTAACTGATCGTCATCAGCATTAATTTCAATAACTGGTTTGCCTAATGCTCTTAAAGCGTATTGTTTTAACGATTCTCTTGTTGCTGGTTCTGCCATATAATAGTTCCTTTTTACTATTTATACTATTTATTAACTGTTAATAAGGCTCAATCCCAGTTTACGCATAAATGCGTTATGTAAAAATAGTTAATTAAGTGATTAATTAAATCTTACGAGCCAGGTCCGTATATTGTTTTCTGTGTAGTTCCAGAAGAATTAATTATCGCTAATGACACAGCACTAGAAAACATTGATGAAACAATGTTTGAAATTGTGTTGTTAGAAGCGTTAATAGTTTTGTTCGTAACTGTTTCACTATTAGTTGTAGATAAGATATTTACGCCACCTAATGTAGCAGTTGTTGCTTCTAAATTCGCAACAAGTGTTCCAACAGCATAACCTGTACCACTTGTGTTTACAGTTGTTGTTGGTGCAGCTTGAGTATCTTTAAATAATTTCCATTTACCTGAATCATTAGCATCCCTAAACAAACCACCATAAAGGTCTTGTGAACCTGATGTATCGTACAACCCATAGATACCAATATCAACAGCATCGGATGAATTATTTCCTGTTGCAAGGGAAACTAATGGATCTTCTACTGCCAATGTAGCAGTATTAACTGTAGTAGTATCACCAGATACAGTTAAGTTTCCAGAGATTGTTACGTTGTTAGGTAATCCGATAGTTAGTGTTCCTGAACTTTCAGCAACTTCAATTTCATTATTAGTTCCAGCAAATGTCATTGTTCCACCCAATGCTATTGCAGTTGAACTAGAACCATCTGCAACTGTTATGGTTGAATTTGCAAGATTACTATTTGCAATTGAACCACTTAACATTGAATTGTCAACTGAACCAGCTTGTATGGTTGCAGTTAAAGTTGCATTTCCTAAGTTAGTTATCGTTGCAGAACCACCTAAATCACCAGCAAGGGTAATCGTTGGGTCTCCAACATCAAAATTTAATTTTCCATTTGTGTCATCATATGTGACGGCAATACCACTTTCAGTATTAGATGCTACCATTGCACCTACTGTATCTTCTATTACTTCTGTGTAATCTGAAATTGTAGAAGACATTGTTCCACTAACTGCAAAGTCTAATTTACCATTTGTATCATCATAAGTTACAGCAATATTTGTTTCTGTGTTGGATGCAACCATACCACCGACAACATCTTGTACGGCTTC